ATTCTGTTAGTCATGCCGCTAAAATCGTATGTTCAACACAGCACACAGAAGCGACAGACATTGAGACTGTGCGTGCCAACGTAGAAAACATTATCAGAACTATCTTACCCGTAGAACTTATCACTGGTGAAACAGAATTTTTAATCAATCCAACTGGCCGTTTTGTTATCGGTGGACCAGATGGTGATACTGGACTTACAGGGCGTAAGATTATTGTTGATACTTATGGTGGTAGTTGCCCACACGGTGGCGGTGCTTTCTCAGGCAAGGATCCTACTAAGGTAGACCGTAGTGCAGCTTACATGGCTCGTTACTTGGCCAAGAACATCGTAGCCAGTGGCAAGGCGTCATATGCTACTGTTCAACTTGCTTATGCTATCGGTGTAGAACAACCAATGAGTGTATATGTCGACAGCGATGGAAATAATTTCGAGCTTACTACATGGATAACTACTAATGTAGACCTAACACCCAGAGGCATTATCAATAGATTTGATCTATTCCGCCCAATTTACAGTAGTACAACTAATTATGGACACTTTGGTAAATCAGGGTTACCATGGGAAGAATTAGATTTATTCAAGGACTAATATGATAAAGAAATTAATCAATAGCTTGTTTGGTACTAAACCAGAACCTGCGGTCATCAAAGAGCAAAAAATCAAAAAAACTCCAAAAGAACTAGCTACCGATGCTGGCGAACCTTGGGTAGAAGTTATCAGCATGGAAATTGATAAAAACAATCCAGGGGCGGGTAATTTTGAATTAGATTGGAATGATAAATTTGTAGCTAATCTAGTGCGTGCCGGATATCAAGGTAAAACAGATCAAGACATCGTAGACAATTGGTTCCGTAGCGTCTGTCAGAATGTAGTCATGGAAAACTATGAACAAGAGCAGGCTGATCCAGATAATCGCCCGAGTAACCGTAGAGATTTAGGCAACGGTAGAACGGAAGTAAGTTGATTGTATATGTAAATGGTGACAGTCATTCGGCAGGTGCCGAAGCTGTCAACAGTTATTGTTTCGCAGAAGATGATCCTAATCTTCGTCTAAGTGGTCGTAAGCCACATCCAAATAATCTAGCAGTCAGTTATGGCCAAAAGGTAGCAGATAATATTGGCTATGAACTGGTATGTCAAGCAGAATCAGCCAGTTCAAATGATCGTATCCTACGCACTACACGTGAATATCTTAAAACCAACACACCAAATTTGATCATCATCGGTTGGTCAACTTGGGAACGTGAAGAATGGTTCTATAATGATCGTCATTGGCAGATCAACGCAGGTGGTATCGGTGAAGATTGGCCCGATACTGTCAAAAAAAGATATCGTGATTGGATACACCATATCAATTATCATCAAAAAGAACAGGAAGAGCACGATAAAATTTGGCAGTTACATCTAGAGCTAGGTGATATACCCCACTTGTTTTTTAACAGCTATTTGGCTTTTGAGTTTACTACTAAAAAAGATTGGGGGGATAATTACCTCAGCCCATATGATGAAAACCAAACCTATTATCATTGGTTAAGCGATCAAGGATATCATACCGTAAATACCAGCAGTTACCATTATGGAGCATCAGCTCACCAAATATGGGCAAATCACTTGACAAAAATCATTAATGAAAGTATAATTACTAAATGAGATATCTATTAGTAGACACAGCAAACACATTCTTTAGAGCCCGACATTCAGCACATCGCCAAGCAGATACTTGGGACAAGCTGGGTTTTGCTATCCATGTAACCTTAGCCAGCATAAACAAATCATGGCGTGATCAAAAAGCTGATCACGTTATATTCTGTTTAGAAGGACGCAGTTGGCGCAAAGACTTCTACGAACCCTATAAGAAAAACCGTAGTGTTGCCCGTGCGGCTCTTACCGAAAGCGAAGCAGAAGAAGACAAGTTATTTTGGGAGACATTCGATGCGCTCAAGACATTCATCACAGAAAGAACGAATTGTACGGTACTTCAACATCAAGAACTCGAAGCAGACGATCTCATCGCAGGTTTTATCCAAGCGCACCCTGGTGATCATCACACTATTGTTAGTAGCGATACTGATTTTTATCAACTACTGGCTGATAATGTAAATCAATACAACGGGATCAGTGATGAATTACACACACTACAAGGCATCTTTGATAAGAAGGGCAAACCTGTCTTAGATAAGAAAACTAAAGAACCCAAGAAGATCCCCGATCCCAAGTTTATACTGTTTGAAAAATGTATGCGTGGTGATCCCACAGACAATGTATTTTCCGCATTTCCAGGCGTGCGCACCAAAGGTAGTAAGAACAAAGTAGGACTTGAAGAAGCCTATGCTGATCGTACAACCAAAGGTTATAATTGGAACAACCTGATGCTACAGCGTTGGGTTGACCATAATGGTGTTGAGCATAAAGTATTAGATGACTATCAACGTAATGTTACCTTGGTAGACTTAACAGCTCAACCAGATGATGTTAAAGTTAAGATAGCAGAAACAATAGCCAATGCTCAGGTCGTTAAGAATGCTCCTATGATAGGTGCTCAATTTTTAAAATTCTGTGGTAAGTATGATTTAATTAAATTAAGTGAAAATGCTAGCAACATGGCCGAATGGTTGACTGCTAGCTATCCAGAAAGAGTGGCATGATAGCAGATGGAAAGTTCCTAGCACTAGATCTAGAACTTAATCAACCCAGTGGTAAGATCATACAGGTTGGTGTAGCCATAGGTGATAAGAACACACGCTTCGAAGACTATGTGGTCCGTAAATGGTACATAGATCCGCAGGAACCTATCAGTGAGTTCATCAATGATCTCACAGGCATAACTGACAGTGACATACGTGCAGAAGCGTACAGCCATGAACATGTTGCCCGTGAGCTCAGTGAACTGATACGTGAGCATAAGTGCTTTATCAATCCAGTTACCTGGGGTGGTGGTGATAGTGTGGAACTATTGGCAGAATTCTGCAAAAACCATGCCGATTTTCCGCATTTTGGCCGTCGTTGGATAGATGTTAAGACCTGGTACACATACTTGATGCTGACCCGAGGTAAACAGCCTAGTGGCGGACTGAGTTCAGCTATGGGATATTTCAAGTTGCATTTTAAAGGTAAAGCACACAGGGCAGATGTGGATGCGGCTAATACTCTAGCATTATTTTTTAAACTATTAGAACGTCAAGCTCAATTGGAAAGTATATTAGACAGTGCAAAATCAATCTAAAGCAAAAATACATTACCTTAGTTTTCACATAACCAATCACTGTAACTTAAATTGTGAAGGATGTTATACTTTAAGCAATTACCACCTCGATGGGCATCAGCTTTGGAAAGATTATGAAAAAGATGTACAAGGTTGGAGTGAAAAACTTTCTTTAGATTATTGGGAAATATATGGCGGCGAGCCAACATTAAACCCAACTTATTTAGAATGGTTATCTAACTTACACGCATTGTGGCCCGATGCTCAAGGTTATGTTAAAACCAATGGGTATACTATAAACAAGAAAAATACAAAACTTTATGATCTATTAGAAAAAACTAACGGAAAAATTGAAATTGGGATCAGCCTACATGATGTGTCTAGGTTACCTAAAGTCATCAATGATGTAAAATCATTTTTAAAAGGTGATGTTTCACTGTCGAGATATCCAAACATCGAAGACATTCCATATAGCAAACAAAGTTGGGTTTCTACCTATAACAGAATAAAGGGCAGTAGTTGGCCAGAAACATGTAGCTCATGGGAAGAGTTTAAACATTTACCAGACTGGGTCCAAAAAGAATCAATCGAAATATTTGGGTTTTCTGATGTATCTTTTAAAGATAGATTCCAGGGGTATAAGTTAGTAGATCAGAATAATGTTGTGGTGGTAATATCAAACGTATACTTTCATAGTGAAGGTCCGCTGATTCCCCAACCTGATTTAAAAACATTTAAATTACATTCAAGTGATCCAATCAAAGCTCACGAAAGCTGTGATAATAGGACGTGCCGTGAAATATTTCAAGGTAAATTATACAAATGTAACACAGTTTCACATTTTCCAAATTTTGAACAACAATTTAATATCGAGTTAACCGACGAAGATAGAGAAATGCTACATGGATATACTCCCTGTGCCAGTGATGCTACAGTAGATGAAATTAAATCATTTTTAAATTTATCCAATGACCCTATACCGCAATGTAAATTTTGTAAGGAAGATTACTCGGTAGTAGAAATAGCAGCTTCGACTAAAAAAATTAAGTTTTATAAACGGAAAAAAGATTGACTTCTACTAAAAATCTAAATATAATAGTAATATAAACAAGGATTAATATGGCACATATAATTGATAAAACATTTGAATTCTGTTATGGACACAGAGTTTGGACACAGAAACTAAATGGTGAATACGCGGCAGACTTGAAGTGTGCTTGCCGTCACCTACATGGTCATGAAGGTAAGATGCAGGTATATCTAAAAAGCCCAACTGGTGTATTGGATCCAACTGGCATGGTTACAGACTTCCGTCACTTAGAGTGGTTGAAGAAATGGATCAACACTTACATCGATCATCAGTTTGTCATTGACAAGAATGATCCATTATACAGTCAGTTGATTGGTGATAAAATATTATTACCAGTGTATGTGCCAGAAACAACACA